TTTAAGTTTTTTTAGAACATTTTGTTATAAAAAAGGCGGTTCTAATAACCGCCCGATTTGAACCAACCTTTTCCTTTAAGTTGGAATCCTCCACCAATAGTTGGAGTAATGACTTTGACTAATTCTTCCTTTTTACATTCAGGGCATTCTGTTAATTTATCGTCAGACATACGTTGCTGAATATCAAATTCATGATTGCATTCTTTACATTTATAACTATAAGTCGGCATCCAGCTTTCCACCATGATATTCAAATACTAATTTAAATGCTTCGATATATTCGTTCAAGTAAACCACATCAGCCTTAGGGTCATTATCAAATATAGACATACCCTCACCTTTTCTCTTAGTTCCAGATCTTTACTGAAGGTTTCGATGTGCCACTTCAATTCACTGATCAGTATTGCGTCAACCTGTTCAGGTTCCATTTCAATCATTACTTTAGCCATAGTATCAAACTCCTAATATATAATTTTCTGCTGCATCTATTGCAAGCTGTAATTTACTATAATTAACTACTTTATCTGCTACCCACATTTGATCTTTATACATACGAATTCCGTATCCGTGATCGGCAAATGTCCACACTTCAGCATATAATTTTTTATCATCAGAAATAAAAGTAGAATGCTTTGAAATGCCGTACATCATACCATCATATTGTGCCATTTGTTAACTCCTCTCATGCATTTCTTTTGTCATGATAAAGTCTCTCACGAGGCCTGATCTAACAATATCTTTCCAAACAAATTCAACTACTTCAAAGTGATTCATATTATCTAAAATCTTTAAGAAGTCATTGATACCATCTTTGTCGCCTTGACGAGTAAAATCTGATTGATAATAATCGCCACACATAACAAACTTACAATTCTCACCAACTCGAGTAATGATTGAACATAGCTCGTGATAATTACAATTTTGAGCTTCATCAACAATAATAATACAATCATTAAATGTCATACCACGCAAATATGATGTAGTACAAAACTCAATGTTTTTAAGTTGACTTAGTTTATCCCATGCTTCACGATCACTAAATAAATCGTTAACAATAATCTGATACGGTAATGTGTATGCTGCTTCTTTTTCTTCTTGAGTTCCAGGTAAGAATCCCATATCTCGAGTAGGAACAGCTGATCGTACAATAAGTACTTTATCGTATGGTGTTGATTTATCGAGCACGTCTTTCAGCGCTAGATATAAACTAATAAAAGTCTTACCAGTTCCAGCAGAACCAGATAATACCATATTGTTCTTTTCCCAACTTTTGAATACAATTTCTTGATTCGCTGTCATTGGTTCTAATTGGCTTAGATGCTCTAAGCGTAAACGTGCTGGTTTAGAATTATTCATTTTGTTCTAATTTTATCCTTTAAACGAGGCGGCAATCCACTTTTAATTTTATCTTGTACTTCTTTCCAGCCATCGCCGGCTCTCTGTAATGCTGATTGACTACCACCTGAAACGATAGGTGGAGCTGAAGTAATTACAGATTCGAGATGCGGATTCTTTTCTAAGTATTCTTGGAGAGATGACCAAGACATAAATACCTCTTCCATCTCTCCAGTATTATTGTCTCTTACACTATACGTTGGCATTAAACCACTCCGGAGTTTTTCTATTAGTCCACGTCATTTTAAATCGACCCTTCTTTGTTTTATAATAGTTACGATAAGATTCAACAGGATTTTCAGTTATACATTCTGGATTAGATCCCATTGCTAATCTAAATGGTGTTAGTTTACCATCTGGAATATTTTCTGGTATATTCACTAACCAGTCTTTCAATAGAGCATCTGTTGCATGTTTCTTTCCATACCTATATGTATACTCATCACACAATCCTAAGAAGTGAATGTAGTGCCATACATAATTAGCACGCGATTCCATAGTCCATACAGTGCATGGATGACCGAAGTGTACTGCTTTATATAATACGTCTTCACGTTCATCGGGTAAAGCATAATATCTGCTTTTTCTACCGGTTCGTGTAAGTCTAGTTTCTAAGTTCCCATCAAGCATTCGATGGGCTGTGGATAACATTTGAGCTGATTCAACAATCATTTTTACGACATGTTTATCGCACTGTAATTGAGCAGCTATTATTGGATCTTTGTCTAAAATAAATACGTTCATAATGTATATTATACCATAATATTAAGTAGAAGTAAACCCCTAAAAAGAGGTTTACTTCATTTTATTTTCTATCTATGAGGCCCTCGATAGTTCTTGTATATGTTCAGAAATGTATTCAATCTTTTTCTGTAACCTGTATACATGTGTCTCTTTACCTTTTTTTGCAAGTCTGCGCTGATAATGCATAGTTTCATTCCTATCCCGCTTTAGTCTTTCGATCTCTGTTAACCTCATTTGGGTTTCTCCGTTAAAAGTTATAGTTAGATCATAATATAAGGTTCAGAATACTCCTTTTGATATATCACTTGTTAATTTTAGTATTTGCCTCTTTTGGAAAAAGCGTAGGAAATGCTTCAGCGCAAAGTGCTTTCGTAATGCCTTTATATCTTCCTTTAAGCTTTTTATCTTTCATTGCAATAATTAGTTCTGCTTCCTCAGGATGCACAGATTCTAATATATTGATGAACATGGTTTCTCGTCGGGAGGGTGCAATTCGATCGCCCATGCCGCCTTTGACGAAATATTTGAATTTACGTGTTTGTGAATGAAGAGTTGATGGTTGATATCCAATTGGAGCATCATCCTTCTTATATGGAGGTGATCCATCTGGAATATTGAATTTGATATCTTCGTCAAATCCACCTTTAATAATATCTCTTAATGCAAGAGAAGTATTCACTCGAAGAAATCTAATTTTTTCTTCTTTAGTTTTAAGACTAGAAGCTTTCTCTAGTATTTCTGAAATTAGTAATCTTTTATTAGCCATATGTGTAAAATTCCTCAACGCTATCAATCAATAAGTTACATCGTTTTTTAATTAAATAATTAAGTACCTTCATCTTCATTGGCACTTTAGTATTCTCAAAAGTATTTATAATTTTTTCCTGCACATCGCTAGGAATTTCAGCTAAATCAATTAAAGTTTTATTCCGTTGATAATTCCTATATGTATCATCATCCATAACAGATCTTAAATCTTCAGCATTCTCTAACCAATGTTCGATTTTCTTTTTACTTACTGGAGTTTGTCGCTTACCATCAGTAACAAATGTATCATCACTAGATAATATATTAGGAATACCATCACCGGTATCACCCTTAATAACATGCTCAAATAGATACATTCTAGGATTCTTATCAGTAACTACTTTCTTTTGCATTGGTGAAAATTGTGATACATTATTAAATTTCTGAAGTTGGATAAAGTCTTTATCCGAAGAAATAATCATGACCTTTTCATCTTTACCAAACTCTTGAGTCTCCATAGCAAGAGTAGCAATAATGTCATCGGCTTCACATCCATCGATTTGCACTAACTTGTATGGTAAGTTTTCTTTAATCTCATCACGAACCATATTTAGAATTCGAAAGATTTCATCAAAGTCTAGGTCAGAACTATCACGACCTTTTTTACGATTTGCTTTATATAATGGAAAATACTGTTTGCGCCATGTATTACCGGCATCACAACAGATTACCATATTACCATATTCATTACGGTATTTCTTATTGTACATCCTTAGACTGTTAAGAATCATATGACGTATCATATTCTCTTCATTAAGTTTCTGTACAAATATATTGCTTAAAGCAATCTGATTAAAGTCTACTAATATCATTTATTCATCATCCCAATATTCATCATCATAGTCAAAGCCTGCAGCTTCTTGCGCAAGCACTAATTTCTCGGTAAGTTTATCCATATCTTTTTGTAGCATATGATTATACCCTCTAAAGCGTAATAACATCGATGCTATCATATTCAATATTACAAACATATCTTGAGCTTCGTATTTTTCCGAATCATTAAAGTCTATCGATTTAAATTCGGCAACCCAATCTTGTTCTAATAGCGCAGATTGAATAATCTTAAATAGATATTGAGACATTTCGACACAATTTTCTTGATCGATCATCTGCTGATAGTATTCTTCCTCGATATCATTTTGCATACGAGTAATACGAGGTTTTATTGGAAATTGTATTACGTTGCTCATATAAATCCTTACCAAGTTATAGTAGTATTATAACACACTTTTACTGATTTGTACACAATTAAATTGATTCTTTTATAAGATTTTTTACATGCATTCCTGATATCTTACATGCAATAATTCCATTGTAGTAACTTTCAGATAATAATACATCTCGATCAAATTGTTCTTTTGCTTCCATATATGAACAATCACCCTTTGATTTGCATAGGTGTAAAATTTCTCGTTTGAAGTTTTCAACACCTAATTCTAATACATCTTCTTGTAGTCTAGTATTAGATCCATAATATGTTTTCCAATCAGATTCAACTAAAGTCTTTTTGCGCCTTTTGCGAGTCTTCGTTATTGGGAGTGTCTTGGTTTTCCAAAACCATTTCTTGCCCACGTACTTCTGATTGGTTTTCATATTTGTTATTAGATAGACGAAGCCATAGACGTCTTTGTGAGTCGATTCTTCGGGTAGCGCATAAATTTCTTCTTGATATAGCCATTCTGTAGTCATACCTCTATTTATTCATCATCAAAATCTAAATCTTCACGATAGTCGTAAAGCTCTTCGCACCGCTCTCCACATACTGGGCAATAAACCGGAGCATCTTCAGTATATAGTATTGATGTCCTATTATAGCATGCCTCGCAATCTATTTCTTGTCTTCTTGTTTTTGCCATTATTGTACCTTTTGAAATTCAGTCCAACCGCCAATGGATACACCATCAACAATAATTTGAGGGAATGTTCTAGCATCAGGAAATTTTTCTAATAGTTCTTCTCTAGTAAAATCTACTCCAAGTTTCTTATATACAAACTCACAATCAAGGAATTCTTCAGCTTTTCTTTTTGCCATGTCGCAATAAGGACATGCGTCTTTACCGTAAATTTCTACAAACATAATATACTCCTATAAACTTAAGCCAGCTAATGATTCAGCCGACACATCTTGTTTAACACCACCTGATATATAGGAA